GGTATACTTGAGTAAATAGGGCAAGGAGTATTAAATGAACGACTGGTTTGATAAAGATCGATCAGAAACATCTAGCAATAGAGTTCCTAATAAAATTGTAGACGGAATTACCGTAGTGAATGAAGCTTTGGGATTAGACGTATATAAAAATGTATTTTCAAGAGAAGAAATTGCAAAGTATATAAATTCCCTAGAGAGTAGCTTAGCAGACGGAACCCCATATTCTTGGAATGCTGGTAGAGTAACAAACTCTGCTCAACCAATTAAAAAAGCAAGAGATTGTGTTGACTTTAAGATGAACACAAAAACACTCGGCGAAAGAAATGAAAGAAATGCATCTTTGCATGACACATATTCTGAAATATACAATAGATTAAAAAAATGTGTAGAAGATTATTGCAGATACTGGGGTATTGAAGTTAAATACTATGAGGTTTTTAATTTTGTAAAATACGAGGGTGAAGGCAAAGAGTTTAAAATTCATGCAGATCATGGCCCTGTTTACAGCGCAACAGTTTCTGCTGTAATTTATTTAAATGATGATTACGAGGGCGGAGAAATTTATTTTCCAAGATTAGACAAAAAAGTTATTAAGCCAGAATACGGTGATATAGCTATTTTCCCATCTAATTACATTTATGAACATGCGTCACTTCCAATCAAGACTGGAACAAAATATTGTGTTGTAATTATGATGGATTTAAATGATATAGCTCATCAGCCAGACTCTGCAAGACTTTTTACAGAGCAACACGGCTATGGTTCTTCTACATACTAAAGGATAAAGATGGAAATATTAAACGCATTAGAGATTAAAAGAATGATGAAAGAACAGATGAAGTTGCCACATGACGACACCTGGTCAAATGTTATAGATTACGGAAGTGGAATATTTTGCTATAAAAATGTTTTTAAACCTGGGATTCCAGAAAAAATAGAAAATGTATTAAGTAATCCAGAAAATAATTACAATTGGCTACCAGCTTATGTGGGGTACCAAGAAAGAATGCCTGAGTATAGAGATTGTGTTGATTTTAAATATAAAAGAAGTGATATAGCACATGATAAAGGCCCAGCTTCTTTTGAGCTTCAAAAAATTTGGCAAGAATGTTTTGACGCACAATTGCCAGCAGTTCAACATTACGCTAAAAACTTTAATATTAATGATTTAAGATACTGGGAAGCTTTTAATTTTATCAAATATGTTCCAGGTCATCACTTCATGGAACATCACGATCAAGGCTTTTCTTATAACTGCGTTGTTTCTCTTGTCGGATATTTAAATGACGATTATGAAGGCGGAGAAATTTATTTTAGATTACAGAATCTAAATATAAAGCCAGAAGCAGGAGATCTGTTTGTTTTCCCTTCAACATATATGTACCCACACCAAGCAAAAGTTGTAACATCTGGAACCAAGTATTCTCTTGTAACAATGTTGGATTATAGTGAAAAATACCATACTCCAGATATATATCAGGATACAGAGTTCTAATGGAACCTATTCTAAAAGCTTATAGGATGGGTGGCAGAAATTTTAATATTGAGCCACTAAGCATTAAAAGAGATTGGATGGATGCCACACCAGAAAAGCATGCATATCACTGCTACCCCGTAACTATGGCAAATACAATTGGATGGTATTTGTCTTGCCCAGAAGATATTGGTTTCATATGGAATGGCGTTGTAGATACAACTGATCAAACAGTTAAGGTAACAAAAGGCGCAGACTGGTGCTACACTGGTAGAGGACAGGCTTCTGTAAGTTTTAAAACTGGTTTACTTTTTAGATCTGATCAAAATACAAGTCTTCTTGCAATGACACCGCCCAACTATTTCTTTAAAGGTTTTGAAGTAATTAATTCTTTAATTTCAACATCTTTTTATAGAAATGAATTGCCTCTTGCCATTCAAGCAAGAATACCAAATGAAGAAATTATTATCCCAGCAGGATCTCCAATAGCAACAATATTGCCAATTTCATTAACTTCATTAAAAGATCAGTTTATTGAATTAAATGATTTTGAGATGACTCCTGAATATTCAAAACAGCAACAGTCGTACGGAGATGCTTCATATGAGTATACAAAAAATGGAAACTGGACAGATTGGTACAGAGATGCTGTAAATGAAAAAGGCGAAAAAATTGGAGAGCACGAAGTTAAAAATTTACGATTAAAGGTTATTGAAAATGACAAATAAAATTAAATTTGTTACTAACAGACCTTGGTTATCAAAAAATAGCTCAAGCAAACCAGAACCAATAATTAAGTCTATCCCAGCCTGGTATCGTGAAGCAGATCGATTTGCCAAAAAGCCAGACGGAGAATATTGGATTGGTCCAGATAATGGAAAGATTCCTACATGGAAAGCATGCCCAGCGATATTTGATATTATGGGAACAGGGTATTCCTTAAAAACACCTTGTGATATAGAGTTTAAAGTAGGAGATTTTGGCAAACTATCTGTAAAAGTTTTTGATGATAAGTATAAAGATTTTGTTACAATGCGTGATCCAATGCCTCAGTTTGTACACCCAGAAGGGTATAACGAAGTCCATTTTGCTTGGATGCCAGACTGGGCTGTAGAAACTCCAGAAGGATATAGCGTTTTGTATTCACAACCATTTAATAGATTTGAGTTGCCATTTTTAACAACAAGCGGTATTATTGATAACGATAAAGTAAACTTGATGGGTTCAATGCCATTCTTTTTAAGGAAAGGTTTTGAAGGGGTTATTCCCGAAGGCACCGTATATGCTCAAATGATTCCTTTTAAAAGAGATGATTGGGAGCATGAGGTGATCATCGAAAATCCATCTACGTTATATAAAAAAAATATGGACAACTCTAAAAAATATAGAGTTCCAGACGGCGGAGTTTATAAAAACCAAGTTTGGGAAAAAAGAACATATTCTTAGGAGATAAAATGAATAATCAACAATGGGAACCACCAGTATCAATAACACCATCAGGATTCTTTGGCTCGTCTAAAGACATGATTCAAGCAAGAGAAAATTTTATGACAGAAGAAGAACTAGGGTTTTTGTCAAGCATAGCTAGAGAAATTGAAACTTGGGATATTACAGAAACACATTACAATGAAAATGGTACTGTAATATACGACTCATCCTATTGGGACAATCGTGTTGCATCAAGACCAATATTAGATGAACTTGATCCTAGAATTTCAGAGCATATCAATAATATGGTGCTGAGGCTTAAAAAAGAAGTTGATGAATTTTTTAATGTTGATGCCATGCCAACTAGTCCAGCAATTGTAAGATGGATGCCAGGATACAAGCAGGATCCGCATGCAGATAAAGAACTTCATACAGGACCAGATGCTGGAAAGCCAAACGATTTCCCTTGGTATGACCTAGCTGGATTATTTTACTTAAATGATGACTATGAAGGAGGAGAGTTATATTTTCCAAATCAAGGCATACAGTTTAAGCCAAAGCCAGGTGCTGCATATTTCTTCCCAGGAGATAAAGAGTTTATACACGGAGTAACGGAGATAACAAGCGGTATTAGATACGTAATTCCGTTCTTCTGGACAATTTTAAAACACACAGGAGAAAGACAGCCTTGATAAAAAATTTAGAATATATTGAAATCTATCCAAAAATTATTGTATATAAAAATGTTTTTAAAGATCCAGATTTGTTTTTAAAAAAAGCTTTAGAATGCAATACTTGGGAAAGTTGGTATAGTTTTGGCACAATGCTTTCTTTACAGGAAGCAGATGTGATTTTTGAAAAATTTCCAACAAGAGAAGAATATATATCTAGAAGAGTATTTGCTGATGATGAAAAAAATGCTGAGCTTTCAAAAGAGCTTGGAGAAATTTTTTATGATGTAACAAGCCATTTTGTAAATAAATATCCAGATCAAGATTTTCCAAACTGGCTAAAAAGATCTGGGTCTGTTAATAAATATGCAAACGAATCAAGCGTTTCAGAAAACTACGCTATGAACTACCACACAGATTTCGTCTGGCCATTAAGAGACAACCCTGGAGAAAAGTTTGGCATAACAACAACATTTTATTTAAATGATGATTATGACGGCGGAGAAATATGCTTTAAAATTAATGATCATTTTATTTCTCATAAGCCTAGCAAGGGAGATGTTATTGTATTCCCATCAACAAGACCGTATTTACACGGAGTTAGAAAAAACTATAACGGGGAAAGATATATGATTAGATCTTTCTGGCAGTATAAATATGAGGGTTCACAAGAGTGGCTAGAGAATGAAAAGAAATATGGTGCCAGCGTGTGGGAAGAGATGGAAAAAGAAAGATTGAAAAAAGAAATGTCTTCAGGTCAATATAATGCAGAGCTATATAGAGAAGTTTTTGATAGAGATAATGGTAAATTCTGATGAAGCAATGTACATGCGGAAGATCTTCCTCTTATCCATACTGTGACGGTACACATAAAATAAAGAAGGTGGCAAATATGAAAGATGGCATAATTGATGTTTTAGATGAAAGTAAGTTTATTGTTCATCAAGACGGTGTAGTTCCTGAAGATAAAGCAGGAGTTCTAGGTGTTTATACAAATAAAATTGTTGAGATACCAAACTTTGTTGATCCAGAAATAGTTCCTAAGATGATAAATTTTTTTGAAAACTGTGACGTGGATTGGGGAGATATAGCATTCTACGGATCTTCTGGAAAAGGAATTAAAACTGATTCTGAAATCATGAAAAAATTTGATTTGCCAGATGGGTTTTTTGAAAAATTAAAAAATAAATATCAAGAGACGGTAGAGCTAGTATTTGGCAGAGAGGTTCGTGCAAATACTTCTCATGCTCAAAAATGGGACGTCGGTGGATTTGCTAGTCCACATTCAGATAATTCAGATAATGATGGAAAACCAAATGCATTTGAAATAAATAAGTACGTTGGAATTTTATATTTAAATAATGACTACGAAGGCGGAGAACTATATTTTTGCGATAAAGAAAATAACATGGAAACATATCTTTCTATAAAACCAAATGTTTATTCATATTACGTTTTTCCAGGCGGTTATGAAAATATCCACGGGGTTTCAGAAATAACAAAGGGAACAAGATACACCATGGTGTCTTTCTGGGATTTTGCAGATCTTGAATATGATGAAGAAACTCTTCAAAGATGGAAAGATGAAGAAATGGAAGTCAGAAAACAACAAGCAATCCAAAAAGAAGAATGGCTAAAGGGTAATAAGTATGCCTAATTTTGTTTATGAAGATTTTGAAAAAATCTCATATTATAAAAATGTAATATTAGATCCAAAATTTTTAATTGATCTTATTGAAAGATCTGATGGGCATTTAACAGAATCTTCAAGAATCCCAAAATGGTCTGAATGGACCGCAAGCGGAGATGTACCGTACATCTTTGGTTATCAAAAAAGATTCCAGGAAAATGCAGAAAACGATGCGGATTCTGACGTAAGAAGGATTGCAACCATATTAAAAATGGCAATAGAAGAATCATCAATTAATTATGCATCAAGACACGGTATAGATATAGGAAAATTAGCTCCAATATCCGTAAGCAAATATTCTACAGGTAAGTCCATGGGGCCACACGTTGATGACTACGGCAACGGGGATGACCCAAACATATCTGTGGTATTGTATTTAAACGACAATTATGAGGGTGGAGAATTGTTTTTTAAAGAGCAAAACATTAAAATAAAACCAGAAGCGGGTAGTATAGTTATATTTCCCTCAGTAGAGCCTTACTACCACGAGTCGTTACCAGTTAAAAGTGGCACCAAGTATATGGCTCCAGGTTTCTGGCGTAAATAAAAGGTGGTATAATTTAAAGATATGGGAACAACAGGAAAAGGATTTAGATATCCACAATATTCAGACACGCCAGACGTGCCTAGAGACCTCGCATATCTAGCAGATGATGTAGATGCCTACCTAGATGCTCATCCAGGCCCACAAGGTCCATCAGGAACTATTACAATAGGTTCTGTAACAACAGTTCCATCTACAACACCAGCAGCGGTCACAAATGCGGGAACCGATACAGATGCTGTATTTAATTTTGTTATTCCTAGAGGCGTAGACGGAATTATTGGAGGCGACGGTCCAGCAGGTCCATCAAACGTATTACAAATTGGAACCGTTGAAACGGGCCTTCCAGGAACAAATGCAATTGCAACAATAACTGGCACTTCTCCATCACAAACTTTAAATTTTGTTATTCCAAAAGGTGACACTGGTGACCAAGGAATTCAAGGCGTAAAAGGTGATAAAGGAGATGCTGCTGCAACCATAGATGTTGGCACCACTACAACTGGAGCATCTGGAACAAGTGCAAGCGTTACAAATTCTGGTACTTCAAGTGCAGTTGTATTAAATTTTACTATTCCACAGGGACCACAGGGAATTCAAGGTCCAGAAGGGCCAGCAGGGGCAGACGGAGCATCTGCAAGTTTAGATCCAATAAATGGATTACTATCATTCTTGCCACCAATTCCAGGAAGCTCGTATGGAGTTAACTCAAACTTTTTCCCAGTTGCAAATAACTATGTTTCAATAGGCCAACCAATAGATGCGGGTTCTGGAGTAACATCAAATAAATTTTGGAAAACAATTTATTCTAATACTGGAACAATTAATACATCAGATTTAAGATTAAAAACAAATGTAAATAATTCTGTTTTGGGGCTAGATTTTATTAATAGCTTACGTCCAGTTAGCTACAAATTTATTGAGGGCGGACTAGATGAGTCTGGTGCATCTGTACCTGGATCAAGAACACACTGGGGATTAATTGCTCAAGAGGTCAAATCTTCCGTAGATTCAGCTGGCGTTGAAGATTTTGCTGGTTGGGTTCTATTAGAAAAAAATAATCCAGATTCAGAGCAAGCGCTTAGATATGAAGAATTTATTGCACCTTTAATTAAAGCAGTTCAAGAGCTTACAGCAAGAGTTGAAGCTTTAGAGGGTTAAAATGTCTTATAAGTATAAAATACTAAAAGACAAACCTTTAGCATTTTATATGCTAGAAGAAGTGCGTTCAGGTGATTCTACAGATTATACAAATTTGTTGTCACAGTTTGCTACGTATCAAGATTTAAAAGATAATGGTATTTCATACGCTACTTTAAGCGGTATGCCAGTTTGGGACTCGTCTGGAAACGGATTTAATGGATTTGCTACAGACGCATCAGACCATGAACTTATGCCAATAATTGCAGGCGCTATAAGAGGTACGGAAGTTAAGCCAATTACATCTTTACAGTATCCAGTAAAAGGAATTGCTAGTAAAGAATATTCTGATGACGAGTTCTCTATAGAGATATGGGCATCTCTTCCAAAAACAACAGGCGGCTTATTAAAAATTGTCGGCGACATAGATAATAATATAGGCATATTCTATGAAAACGGAACTGTGACATTTGCAGTACAGGGCCAAAGTATATCAGAAACCCTAGACGTAACAGAAGCCTTACACATAGTTGGTGTTTTTACATCAAACTCTATTTCTTTATATATAGATGGTGCATTAAGACAAGAAAAATTATTAAATAATTTTTTGTTTACAAATGAATCTATTTCTTTTAAATCTGGAAGTTCAATCGACACCTTCGTGATCGATGGGCTTGCCTTTTATAAAAAAGCTTTGACCCCATCTCAAATAAACTCACACTACTTAGACGGCAATGTAGAAACTCCAACAAGCCAGATTGTAAATACAGACTCAGGTGTATTATTTTCACTTAATCTTAAAAAAACAAAATCTGTATATGAATATAATTACCCAGAGTCTTCTCCATGGAGAAATTTTGCAAATGAAAATGTTAAGTTGTCTGCAGATCAATCTTCAATATATATAGAAAAAACAGAAAATCCAACAGAAAAAACATTTACGTTTACCGATTCAATTATTGTTCCTAACTACCTTGATATTGTTTCTTCTCTTATTTATTACAATGATGACTCATACGGAACTACAATAGAGGTCAAGATTGACGGACAGCCGTGGGTGGAATGCAAAAATGCAATGCCATTGCCATATTTTAATAAAAATGAAAATAGTTTTGTAGATACATTAGACATAAGAGTAACGATGCACTCTTCAGACACCACTAAATATTTCCCAAGATTAAAAAACATTAAAATTTTATTTTTTGCAGATAAAGATTGTTACAGCGATAATTCTGGTGAAAGAATATTTTCAGAATATGACTACGGACTGCCTCACATGAATCATTTAAATTTATCATATTGTAAAATGAATGGTATATCGATGATGGATGGGCACGGATTTACTACAGACCATCAAGATAATGTTAAAACTTTAGAAATGATCTTTACTCCAAATGGAGAAAGCAATGTCTTATTTTCTACGGATAATGCGTTATACGGCTGGGATACACTAGGAAACATATATTCGAATAATGTGGTTAGTGTCCATATAAATGCAATCGATGTAACTTCTGACACAAACATATCTGATCATTTTGTTAATGGATACCCATATCACGTAGTTATTGTTTTAGAAGATGGGGTTGGCACAAATATTAAGTTTAACCAGAACCAGGATGACTCAGAGTACGGCGGAAACAATATTTATAGCAATATAGCATTATATGACTATGAGCTTACAGAGGATGAAATCCATAACCACTATTTACTTTATACTGACAGGTACGCTCATACAATAAATGACTCATTTTTCTCAATTGTAGAAGATAGCAATGGGCAAGACAATACTGCTTTCTACATTATAGAAAGAGACCTGTTGGCGACAAATATTTAATATATTGTCACCAAGCCTGACAAAATCTGGACTTTAATATCATTTAATGGTAGAATAGGTGTAATATGGAAATTTTAAATAAGCAAGGCAGATATATAGAAGAAACGACGTTAGGCATATACGTATGGGAAATGCCAGACGGACGTTGGATAGGCGACGACGATGGAAACTTTTTATCAATCACCTCAAAAAAAGGAAACAGATCACGAATGGACGCTTTGGCTAGAGAAGTTCGCTCGTATGGTATTTACGAGGGCCAGCCTAAATTTCTTTCTGGAAGACGCAAAATTGACGACGAAGAATACGAGCATCAAAAACAAAGACTTGAATGGGGACTAACCCCAGACCCGCTGGATATTGGTGTTTATAAAGATTCTATTTTAAGAAATGGGAAAGTGCAATGAGAGCAGAATTTGTAGAAGACGATTATTCTCAAGAGGATAACACAATTGAAATCTCTAACACAGGAGACTGGTTTTCATTTAAAAAAGAAAAAGAACATGATGATCCATTTAAAGTAGGATTAGAAGATGTTAAAAAGCTAAGAGGGCTTGGCCCAAACTTTAGAAGAAAATTAGGAAGAGAGTTTTCTAAAGCTTTTACTGGTACTGGCGGAACAGGTACACAACAAAACTTAATGCAACAGGCTGTCACGGGATACGCCATGTTTGACCTTGTTGAACCCACATATAATTTAGAATACCTTTCACAGGTTTATGAGATATCCACATATAATTATGCTGCAGTAAATGCTAAAGTTTCAAATATAGTTGGTCTAGGCTATACATTCCACGAAACATCAAAAGCAAAAGATGCAATGGATCAAATTACTGATGACAAACAGCTTGAAAGAGCTCGTGCAAAAATAAATAGAATTAAAATGGGCCTAGATAAATGGCTTGATGAATGTAACGAAGAAGAATCATTTACAGAAACTCTTATTAAAGCATATACTGATCTTGAAGCTACTGGAAATGGCTACATTGAGATTGGTAGAACTACAGCTGGAGACATTGGATATATTGGACATATCCCAGCAAAAACAATGCGTGTTCGTCGTCTACGTGACGGCTTTGTGCAGCTACTCTACGGAAAAGCTGTATACTTTAGAAATTTTGGAGATTTAGAAACACCTAATCCAATTGCTGGTGTTGAAGATAGACCAAACGAAATTATACATCTAAAAAAGTATACTCCAATGAACAACTACTATGGAGTTCCAGATATTATTGCAGCTCAGCAAGCTCTTGCAGGAAATGAGTTTGCGGGTAGATACAACTTAGATTATTTTGAAAACAAAGCTGTTCCAAGATATATCATTACAGTCAAGGGCGCAAAACTTTCACCAGAATCAGAAAGAAAATTACTTGAGTTTTTCCAAGTAGGTCTTAAAGGCAAAAACCATAGATCCCTTTATATTCCTTTGCCAGCAGATAGCCCTGACTCAAAGGTTGAATTTAAGATGGAGCCTATTGAGGCGGGAGAGCAAGAGTCATCCTTTAACATTTATCGTAAGACAAATAGAGATGAAATACTCCTAGCACATCGTGTCCCAATAAATAAAATAGGTTTGCCTGAAGGTGCAACACTGGCAAATGCTCGTGATGCTGATAAGACATTTAAAGAGCAGGTTTGCAGACCAGCACAGGATAGACTTGAAAAGAAGCTTAATTATTTAATTGCTGAAAAGACAGACGTTGTTGAACTGAAGTTCAATGAATTAAGCCTTACAGATGAAGAAACTCAAAGCCGTATTGATGAGATTTACTTGAGAATGAAGGTATTTGTTCCAAACGAAGTACGTATCAGAAAGGGCATGATCCCAATCGAAGGCGGGGATGAGCCAGTTGAATTAAAGCCACAACAGGTGGCTGATCAACAAGCAAAGTCTACTGGAAATAGAACCCGTGATAGACAACGTGCTACAAATGCTCCAGACAAGTCTGGGGAAGGACGTAATGCTAAGGGAGACGGACCTAAAGTCAAATAGGTTTACTCAACTGCTATTTGCGTTATAGTAAATAAGCGTATAAAATTAAGCATATGAATATTGAAAAAGCCCATTGGTCTAGCCAAGGCGACAACGTATACTTGTCGGTTCCTTTTGCTAAGGTCAATAAAGAAAAGAGAACAGTATCTGGTTTTGCAACATTAGACAATGTTGACCAGACTGGCGATGTCGTATTAGCAGAAGCAAGCGTTAAGGCATTTGAAAATTTCAGAGGCAACATTCGTGAGATGCATAGCGCAACAGCAGTCGGCAAGATGGTTTCATTCAGACCAGAGACCTACTATGATCAAAACACAAAAGAATTTTATAATGGCGTATACGTAGACGTATATGTTTCAAAGGGTGCACAGGATACTTGGGAAAAAGTTCTTGATGGCACTCTTTCTGGTTTCTCTATTGGCGGAAAGATTCTAGAAGCAGATAATGAAATGAACAAGTCAACAGGAGAACAAGTTAGATTTATTAAGAACTATGAACTAATTGAATTATCAATTGTTGATTCTCCAGCAAACCAGCTTTGTAATGTTCTTTCAATTTCTAAATCAAATGGACAACTTGTATTCAAAGGAATGGCTGCAGAAGTTGTTACAGAAAATATTTTTTATTGTGAAGATAGCGATTCAATCTTCATGTCAACAGAAAAAACTTTTAACTCACCAGTTACTGGAAAACCAGCATCTTTAATAGGTTGGGTAGAAAGTTCAGATATAAACAAAGCAAAAGAAATAGATAAGATTCTTGCTTCATTTCAGAAGTCAAGATTACCGTTGCCTGAAACACAAATAGCAAAACAGGCAAGCGTAGAAGGAGGTAATGA